CCGGGCCAGTACGATACTATGATTGCAGTCGATCTGGCCGGGTTCGCATCCGACCCAGACCGCAAGAACGAGAAGCGCCGCTTAGACGACACCGCCATATCGGTTGTGTCGATCGACAATGCAGGACGCTGGTTTGTTCGAGAAGTGCAGCATGGCAAGTGGGACACGCGCGAAACTGCGTACCGCATTGTCAAGACTGCCAAAGATTACCAAGTCCCTCTGGTAGGTATCGAGATAGGGGCGTTGAAGAACGCCGTCGAGCCGTACCTCAGAGACTACATGGCTAAGTACAATAGGTGGTTCGAGATTGTTCCACTGACCCACGGCAACCAGCGCAAGTACGATCGCGTACAGTGGGCGCTACAGGGCCGGGTGCAGAAGGGCGAAGTGTACTTGATGCAAGAAAAGGAAGGTGCTGACTTGTGGATAGAGAAGCTGATCGATCAGGCTGTCTCGTTCCCGTCTCGCTACGTACATGACGATCTCATTGACTCCCTAGCATATATCGACCAGATGGCCCCTGAGACAATGGGCAACTTCGATATAGCAGAATTGGAAGCATCTACGCGCTACCATGCGTTAGACTCATACTCAGGATACTAATGTCAAATTCAATCGTAAGAGAGCGCGAAGTAGGCAACACCGACGCACGCAAGCGCCAAGCAGGCGCGGGTGGGGATGTCGTTGCTGAGATTATGGGCGACATTAAGGCGTGGCGAGACTTACGTGATGGCGACTTTGAAGATTTGTGGGACGAATTCTACGCCAAGTGGCGCGGATTCTGGATGCCACAGCACAAGTCGTTCAAAACTGAGCGCAGCAAGCTCATATCTCCCCTTACCTCCATGTCAGTCGACCTTACTAGCGCTGAGATCATTGAAGCCGTCCTCGGACGAGAGTACTTCATTGACCTGCCTGACGATGTTGGGGATGAAGAGCACGACGATGTCGATGCCGCGCGTAAATTGCTCGTGCAGGACATGCGTGAAGGCGGCTTCATCGACGAATTCGCCCTGACAGCACTAAATGGCTGCCTCTACGGTACGGGTATCACGAAAATCCAGATTCTGACCGAAGATAAGGTCAAGATGGTCCGTGATAAGGAAGGAAACTACAAGAAGCACGTAACCGAGGTCGTGTCCATCAAGCCTATTGCTATCGAACCGGGTAGCTTTGTGGCCGACCCTGCCTGCCGCGACATTGACGGCATGAAGGGTTGCGCACACGAGTTCACGCTACCGTTGTCTACCGTACAACGTCGGCAGAAGCAAGGCGCGTACGATAACAGCTTTGTGGTAGGAACGTACCGCGCTAGACAGGTATCCCCTAACCGTGGAGACACGAAAGAGGGCAACCGCAAAGACCAAGGCGAGACTGTATTCATTACTGAGTACTACGGGCTTATCACTACGCGCTGCTTTATGAAAGCGCAGGCGGCTAAGAACGGCGTAGACATGCCACAGGCTATGATAGACGCTATTGAAGAGTCGGACATGACGGAAGTCATTGCTACGATCGCTAACGAGACACACCTACTGCGAGTAATAGAAAACCCGCTAGTTACAGGTGAACGCTTGATAGTTAGCTACCAACACGAGTCAGTCCCGAACCGTTTCTACGGTCGAGGCGTCTCAGAGAAAGCAGCCAACGTTCAAAGGGCCATGGATGCCGAGATGCGCGCACGTATTGATGCGCTCGCTTGGTCCAACAACCCGATGTTCGCTGGCGACCTAACACGCATGCCTCCGGGCAGCAACATGAACGCATGGCCCGGCAAGTTCTGGGGTACGCGCGGCAACCCGGCAGAGGTTCTGCAAGAGTTCCGCATTAGCGGCCCAGACCAGAACTCGTATGCTCACATGCAAGACTTGGAGCGTATGGGAGCACAGGCTACAGGCGCGTTAGACAGCGCTGGCCTACGTGGCGGCGTACGGGACGAGACGGCTACGGGCAGTGCCCTAGCGGCGTCTTCGTTCATCAAACGCAGCAAGCGGACGATGTACAACATCGAAGGCTACATGAACAAGCTAGTCAAGCGTGTACTGCGCCTCAAGATGCAGTACGAGCCTGACCGCTACCCACAAGACTACGATTTCCAAGTCAAGGGTAGCATCGGTATTATGGCTCGCGAGATCGAGCAGTCCTTCATGGTCAACCTAGTTGGCGTGATTGGGCAAGACTCGCCTGCCGCCATGCCTATCATCCGTGCCATCTTCGAGCACTCCGGTTCTCCGGTTAAGAGTGACGTTCTCAAGGCCCTCAAGGCGATTGAAGAGCGCAAGCCTACGCCAGAAGAGGAAGCTAGTCAGAGAGCGCAACTTGCCATCCCGGTCGCGCAACATGCCAAGCTCTCCGCTGAGACACGTAAGCTGCTCTCCGAGGAAGGACTCAAGGACGCACAAGCTGAGAAGGTACAGGAAGAGACTGAGAACATGCAGAAAGAGTTCGACCTCGACGAGGCTAAGGTCATGGATCAGTTCCAGCAGACCAAGAACCAGATGCGCCAGCTCGACCTGATGGACGATAAGAACGCGCTTACCCTGAAGGGCTTGCAGATACAAGAGCGAGCACTAGCACAGGGCAAGCGTAAGAACTAATCCTTGGAGAGGGAGCATGAAACTAACAGATCAACAGAAAGAATTCTTCGGTGCTATGGAAGGCACCTTTCGGACACCCGGATGGACACTCATGCTAACAGGGTGGAAGAACGAGAGAGACTCGCTCTACGAGAACCTCTTTCACAACGCTAAATCAATGGACGACATGTACGCAGCTCGCGTGAGATACAACTTGCTAAACGAGTTGATTGAACTTGACAAAACCATTGCTAGGCAACGTACCGCGATAGAAGAGTCAGATGACGAGGACAATGAAATCTATGTCTAAGTACATCTTCTTCGACTTTCGCTGTACGAAGTGTGACAACACATTCGACGACTTGGTTAAGCCGGACATCTTCGAGATGCCCTGCCCTGAGTGTCAGGCACCCGCAGTCCGCTGCGTGTCAACGCCCCGTCTTGACCCACGAATGGGACTCGATCCTGACTTCGCAACTTGCGGAGATAAGTGGAAGAAGATGAATAAGCAAAAGACGCAGCAAGATAAAGCGTTCTACGACAAGCATGGCGTAGACAAGCTGCATCATTCCTACGGGAGCTAACTAAATATCGACAACCTAGCATACTGCTGGGCCGATCAGAAGGGTATCAAAAATGCCAACTGCATTTCAACATAGACCTATGTCTAAGATTCTTGCACCAGCACCAGAAGCTGTAGCACAGGGACAAGCTAAACCAGCCCCCGCAGCGTTACAGGAAGCAAAACCGATTCCAGACAAGTACGTCGGGAAGTCCGTCGAAGATGTTATCGAAATGCACCGGAACGCCGAAAGCGCTCTGGGCCGAGCTAACTCCGAAGTGGGCAACCTACGTGGACTCGTCACGGACTTAAGCTCCCTACGCAGTGTTGCACCACCTGTAACTGTGGTTCCTGAACCAGTGACACTGTCAAGCGAAGAGCTGCTGTCAGACCCCGTGTCTGCCATTAGCCGAATCGTACAGCCCCACTTTGATGAACTCAAAAGTTCGCGTGAAAAAGAAACGATTGAGTCACAAATCCGCAACGAAAGCGCTGCGATAATGCGTGATTTCGGAGATATAGATTCCATAGTGCAAACTGAGGAATTCTTGACCTTCGCAAACCGCACCGCAGGACGACAGGCCGACTTCAATACGGCTGCTAACGGCGAGGGTTTGAATCAGACTAGGGCGGCACGTAGACTGCTTGAAGACTTCGCAGACTTCACAGCATCTACGACTCCACCGAAAACAGCTACACCCGTTGAGCGTGCTCGCGCCGTTGCCACCGAAGGTGCTAACACCGGAGCGCCCATCTCAACTAAGGCACAACTGTTTGAGTCGGATGTTATTGCTTTAATCAATAGCGATCCCGCACGATACCGAAGCCCAAGCTACCAAGCAGAAATGATGGCAGCCATAAGAGAAGGCAGGTTCGTAAAGAACGCTTGAACCACTAACCCAACCCAACCACAATCAACTCACACTAGGGGTATAACCTAATGACTGCTTCAAACTTTGACATCTCGTCAAGTATTGGTGTAGATGACGTTGGCGATTTCGTTCCTGAAATCTGGGCTTTGGAAACTGTTGCTGCATACAAAAAGAACCTTGTAATGGCACAGTTGGTATCTTTGATACCGCACGTAGGCAAAAAGGGTGATACTATTCACATCCCTAATGCTACGCGCGCCACAGCACAAGCAAAGGACACAAACGTCATCGTTCAGCTAATCACTTACGCTGACACCACAGAAAAGACTATTACGATCGACCAGCATTATCACTATGCACGTTTGCTGGAAGACGTAGCAGAAATCCAAGCTCTCCCGTCTATCCGCCGATTCTTCACTGATGACGCAGGTTACGCACTGGCTCGCCAAACTGACTCTTCACTGATCGGCCTTGCCGCTACGTGGGGCGGTGGTACGGCGTACAGCAAAGCCGTAACTGGTAACGGTACGACCGCTTGGGTACAGACCACTTCAGGTAATGGTTCCGCCATCTCTGACGCTGGTATCCGCGAAGTCGTTCAAGACTTCGACGACGAAGACGTACCGGGTCGTGACCGCTTTCTGGTCATTCCTCCGGTCGAGAAAAAGCGCATGCTGGGTAACACTCGTTACACCGAGCAGGCGTTCGTCGGTGAGGTAGGTATGGCTAACTCAATCCGTAATGGATTGGTTGGCGACCTGTATGGCTTCGAGATTTACGTCTCTAGCAACCTCGCAACCGTAGACAGCTCTGACTGTACTTCGTACCGCCCTGTCCTTGCCTTCCAACGCGACTCGCTCGTGCTGGCTGAGCAAATGACTCCGCGTGTACAAGAGCAGTACAAGCTTGAGGCTCTTGGCAACTTGGTTGTTGCTGATGCGCTGTACGGCGTCCAGACTATCCGTGGCGATGTCACGGCAGAGGACGGTCGCGGCTGTCGGGCTATCATGGTCCCGGCTGCGTAAGCAG